TCACGACACCAAAACCATCAGGTTTCCTTATTACTCACAAGCCGGACAACTGGTTGGCTTTAAGAGTAGGGACACCGACAAGGACTTTAGGTGGACTGGTAAGAACGAAGACCATGCCTTGTTTGGTCAACAACTATGGGGACGGGGTAAGGAGATTGTCATCACCGAAGGCGAGTTAGATTGCCTTAGCGTGTATCAAATCCGCCCAACCTGGCCGGTTGTTAGCCTTCCAAACGGCGCTGCTGGTGCTAAGAAAGCTCTCCAACACCAGTTGAAATGGTTGATGGGGTTTGAATCAATCATCCTATTCTTTGATTCAGATGAGCCAGGACAACAAGCAGCACAAGACTGTGCTAGTTTGTTCCCACATGATAAACTGTTTATTGCCAGACTTGATTCCTACAAAGATGCCAACGAGGCATTAATTGCAAAAGACTATGAGGCGATCACATCGACAGTCCTATGGAACAAGAAACCCTATTCCCCAAAGACTGTCATCGACGGACGAGACCTATTCTCTCTTGCAACTCGGCCACTTCATGGTAGGGATGCTGATTGGCCCTTTACTGCTCTTGACCGTATCACTAGTGGTCTTAGGAAAGGGGAGTTGGTTACCGTTACCTCAGGTTCCGGCGTCGGTAAGAGTACCTTCTGCGGTGAAATAGCCCAGGCTCTTGTTGATCAAGGTGAGAAGGTAGGATACATTGCCCTTGAGGAAAGTCTTCAACGGACTGCCCTTAGGTTGATGTCAATCAAGGCAAACAAACCCCTTCATCTAAACAATGAATTACCTGAGAAGGATCTTAAGGATGCCTTTGATGCTAGTCTTGGTACTGGTCAGGTATACCTGCGTGATGGGTTTGGTAGTGTTGACCCCGACAGTATCCTCAGCGACTGCCGGTTCATGGCACTTGCCAAGGAGGTTGGTTGGATTATTCTGGACCACCTATCTATTCTTATGTCCGGTAATGAGAGCCATGACGAACGTAAGCTCATTGATGTGACAATGACTAAGCTGCGTTCCTTTGTGGAGGAGACTGGCATTGGGATGCTCCTTATTAGCCACCTGAAGCGCCCTCAGGGCGACAAGGGACACGAGGATGGCCAACAGGTCAGCCTAGGTCAGCTTAGAGGGTCTCACTCCATTGTCCAACTATCCGACATGGTGATTGCCCTTGAGCGGAACCTCTCCGCAGGGGACAACATGGCCAACATCCGAGTCCTTAAGAACCGGTTCAACGGTCAAACTGGACAGGCTGGAACCATTGCTTTTAACGGATCTACTGGTAGAATGACCGAAGACCTCACCACCGCCTTCAAGCCCACCAACAAAAACAATGACGATGACTATGAATGTGGATTCTGATGAGGTTTGTATCACGTGCGGATGGAACGTTTTCATTTACAGTGAAATGATTCCTGGTGGCTGGTTCTGCGAAGAATGCGGCACACCTTCCGCCAAGACACAAGAACTTCTCGACCGGGAAGAGCCCGGAAACTGGTCATGACTAACCCCATCACCCCACCGCTGGAGCTGGTGCAGCAGTGGGGGCACGACGCCAACCTTTCAGGCGTGCCACACAACGATGAGCACTGGGCATACGAACAACACATCGCCACCCGCGCCGCCCAATGGGGCGCCAACCAGGAGCTGGAGGCGTGTTGTGAGTGGCTTTGCGAAGACGCCATACCCAACACTTCCAATAGGCTCCGCAACGCCCGCCGCCCCAAGCCGCCAAGCTTGAAGAAGCAGGCGCTCAGTGATCTCACTCATGCCTACAACGCAGACAAGATTGACGACACGACGTTTGAAAACCTCCGCCGCGCTCTGGAGCAACTCGATGACTGACCTTTCCCCCGCCGCGCAGGCGGTACTGGATGCCGCCAACGGTCGCAGCTCCTACGGTCCAGATGACTGCCTAAATGAGTCACGCTGGATTGCTGCCGCCGCCCTCCGCGCTGCTGCAGATCAGGTGGTGCCAGAGACTGCTCCTCCACTAATCGGCACACCCTTTGTGCGTTGGGACGCTATGGACGAGATCCGCGCCCAACTCCTCGCCATCGCCGCCGAGCTGGAGGCCCTGCCCGAATGAGACTTCTCTTCGACATTGAAACCAACGGCCTACCCCGTCAGGGGTTAGATCACATCCATTGCGTTGTCGCCAAGGACATTGACAGTGGACAGGTATTTCGCTTTAACGACACTGGCTCCGCTAATTCTGTAACCAATGGTATTACCCTTCTCCAAGAGGCTGATGTTCTCATCGGCCATAATATTGTTGGCTTTGACATACCGGTTATCCAGCAAATATACCCGTTCTTCCAAACCAAAGCCACCCTATTCGATACTCTGATCCTTAGCCGAATGTTCTACCCGGACATTCTTTCTAGGGACTTTCGTAAGAAACCCATTGGGATGCCACCTAAACTATTTGGGCGTCATTCTCTGGAGGCATGGGGTTATCGCCTTGGTGATTACAAAGGTGAGTTTGCTAAGACCACGGACTGGGCTGACTGGTCCCAAGAGATGGAGGATTACTGTGAGCAGGATGTTCACGTCTGTGATTCCCTGTTTCAATTAATGGGGCAAAAAGATCGTCTTGCCCGGTATGCTGACTCGATTGGGTTGGAGCATGACTTAGCTACCATCATGGCTAAGCAGGAAGTATCTGGCTGGCCCTTTGATATTGTTGCTGCTCAGAAGCTAGAAGCCACTCTCCGAACAGAGATGGATCAACTAGCTGATCAAATGCGGGAAGCCTTTCCGTATGTTGATGGGGGACAGATGATACCAAAACGTGCCAACGCCACGCGTGGGTACATCAAAGACGCACCCTTCACAAAACTAAAGGAGTTCAATCCCACAAGCCGCGACCACATCGGCTGGGCCTTTATGACCTGGCGGGGGTGGAAACCAGAAACCTTCACCGACACAGGTAGGCCAAAGATTGATGAGGGCATCCTTATGGGCATTGATACGAACGAAGCTAAGATCTTTGCTCGTCTCCTTGAACTACAAAAGGCCCTTGGTCAACTATCCGATGGTGCTAATGCTTGGCTAAAGACTGTTACCAAAGAAGGACGTATCCATCACGTCTGTCAACTCGCAACCAACACAGGTCGTAATGCACATTCGCGTCCCAATCTTGGGCAAACGAGCAGTGATCCGCGCTGCCGTAAGTTGTTTCTACCGGGTAAAGGCATGTGTCAAGTGGGTGCGGATGCTTCTGGTTTGGAGCTTCGTATGCTTGGTCATTATCTTGCTCATTTCGATGGAGGGTCTTTTGCTGACGTTGTTGTCAATGGGGACATTCATCAACAAAATGCTGATCGAGTTGGCTGTTCACGCAAGGATGTTAAGACACTAACGTATGCCTTTATTTATGGTGCTTCGGATCGCAAGATCGGCGCTTCCCTAGACAAGTCCCTAGATGACAAGAAAGCAGTCACCTTGGGTAAGGACATTCGTAAGAAGTTCCTTGAGGCCATACCTGGCCTGGAAGGTCTCCTGACGGCTGTTGCCAAGCGAGCGGAGGGTGATGTACTCAAGGGCCTTGATGGGCGTCCTATCCGCCTTCAAGGCAAGAAACACGCTGCCCTCAACTACCTACTCCAGAGTGCTGGGGCCATTGTTTGTAAGCGATGGAACGTCATTACTTATCAACAACTTAATGAGCTTGGATACCGGTGGGACATTGACTATCAATGGCTTGGCTGGATTCACGATGAAATTCAATTAGCTGTTAAACCACACATTATTTCTGATGCCAAGTTCCAACTCGAATGGGCGATTGTCCAAGCCGGTGAATACTACAACCTCAAAGTCCCCCTTGCCTCTGAAGCAAAAGATGGTAGCTCCTGGGCAGACTGCCACTGACCTTCAATTGAGGGTTGATGCTGACTTCTACGCCTATCGGGCATGTCAATCAGCAGAGACAGAGCTTGATTGGGGTGATGATCTGATTACCATTGCCTCTAACTTTCGTGTCGTACTAGACATTTTTGAAGGAGAGATGAGCAAGCTTCGCAGTAAGTTTGACACAACCAATGTCACTCTTTACTTCTCTGATACCAACAACTTTCGCAAGATAGTATGCCCTGATTACAAAGGGAAGCGTACCAAACGTAAGCCCGTTGGTTATCGTAGGTTGCTGGAGTGGTGTGCCAAGCATTACAAAGTTGTGCGCTACAAGAATGTAGAAGCTGATGATGCGCTTGGTATTGAATGTCACCTAGACCCAAGGGACTTCATATTGGTTAGTCCCGACAAAGACATGAAGCAGATCTCCTGCCGATTGTACAACGGGGAAGATGAGTTCAATGTAACTCCAGAGGAAGCTGACTACTGGTTTTGGACGCAGTGCCTTACCGGTGACCCCGTTGACGGATACAAAGGAGTACCCGGCATCGGAGCAGTATCCAGTAAGAAGATCCTTGACGCAGCCGGTGACAACCCTTGGCAAGATATTGTTGCCGCATACGTCAAGGCAGGACAAACGGAGGAAGACGCCCTACGCAATGCTCGCCTAGCACGAATCCTACGTCCTGGTGAGTACAACTCAACAACCAAGGAACCTATCCTATGGACCCCACCCTCATTGGATTGATTCTGGTATGACAAACAATGTTTATGACCGAGACCAAGACGAAAGTATCGTGACCTATTCAAAGACCAACCCTAAGCATTATCAGCATGGACGCATCCAGGTTTGGGATTTTATTGTGGATCAGCAGCTTGACTTTCTGGCTGGTAACGTCATTAAGTATATCTGCCGTGCTGGTCACAAAAATCACGAATCAGAACTTGATGACTGGCTCAAAGTTAAAGCCTATGTTGAGCGTAAAATCCAACAACTCTCTCACGAACGCAACCGATGACAACCACACCGAAGTACCTAATTGAACAGGCTTTTGTCTTTCGTCTTGCGGCTGAGCAATCCTTAGATCCAAAGGATGAAGGTGTTCAAGATATGCAGATGCGCTTGATTCGGGAAGAGTTCCATGAATTTATTGAAGCACACTGTGCCGAAGATCACAGCGATAGTGCTGAGCATACCCTCAAGGAACTAGCAGATCTCGTTTTTGTCTGCTACCAGTATGCCTTGGCTCGTGGCTGGAATCTGGACACCGCAATGGCAAGAATCTTTGAAAGCAATATGAGCAAATTCGTGGATGGCAAGCCCCTCCGCCGCGAAGATGGTAAGATACTCAAGGGACCCAACTACCAACCACCATTCCTGACTGACCTTCTATGACTGCCTCTCGTATTGCCCGCACAGGTCGGGTTCAAAGCTGGATTGATGATCCAGAATCACGCCTGCCTGTGTCTTGTACTGTCTTCGTTGTTGAAGATGAAATGGAAGGTCCCAATGGAATCGAAGCCAGTTGGAGATTCGTCTCCCATGCCCTCCGTAACGGAGCAGGAGTTGCTGTCCACCTTTCTAAACTCCGTGAGCGGGGAAGTGAAAATGGTAAAGGACTCGTGGCGTCAGGTCCTGTCTCTTTTGCCCGCATATATTCAACGCTCAATGAAATCCTAAGACGTGGTGGCATTTATAAAAATGGTGCTGTTGTCTGCCACCTTGACTATACTCATCCAGATGCCCTTGAATTTATCAACGCATCACGCTCTGAGTTGTCCTGGGTTAAGCGATGTCTTAACGTTGATGGTGCCTTCCTTTCCGGTGCATCTCCTGAGCTAGTAGAAGCAGCCCTTGAAGGTATTAAGAAGGGTGACATCTGGCTCAATAAGATCCGGTATGACTCAGAAGGTAATCGTATTTATGGAAATGTCTGCCTTGAAGTTTATCTACCTAGCCGTGGCACTTGCCTTCTTCAGCACATCAATCTGGGTGCTTGTCAGCTTGAAGATCTCACTCCAGCTTTCGTAGAAGGAATGACTTCCCTGATTAATCTTCACGCCAATACAGGTGTTGGAGATACAGGTGAGTATCTTTCTCCTGAGGTAGATCGTCAGGTTGGTCTAGGTGTTCTTGGGTTGGCTAACTTCCTATGTCAGAATGGGGTAACTTACAAACAATTTGGCGAAGCTCTAGATGCTTACATCTCACACCAACCAGTACATACACCAGCATACCTCCTTGTCTCGGAGTTGGCTAAGTCCATCGAGATTGCGGCGCAGATCGCTCGTCATGCGAACATGCAACGGGCCTTTGCCATTGCTCCTACCGCTTCTTGTAGTTACAATAATGTTGATCTTCGGGGGTACACTACCACTCCTGAGTTGGCTCCTCCTATTAGCCGCAACGTTGACCGCGATTCTGGGACGTTTGGAGTTCAATCGTATTCATACCCGCCTGATTGCGAGATTGCATCGGAAGTTGGTTGGGATGATTACAAAAAGGTAGCTGATGGAATTGTAACGTTGTTCCGATCAACGATGCTATTTCATGGGTACTCCTTTAACTCATGGTCCGATGTTGTTACTTACAACCGTGAGTTCCTAAGGGATTGGATGGCGTCATCCCAAACATCCCTCTACTATGCCCTTCAAGTATTGCCAGACACCCAAGCAAAGGATGATGCAATGGCTGCGCTTGATGATGACTTTAGAGATCTTTTTTCCTTTGAGGAAGAGACTGAGTTTAAAAACGAACCTTGTATTCCTTGTGGAGAATGACTAAACATACATCACCTTATGATCAAGTAATCTCCAGAAAGCGAAAGTGGACGCCTGTTGCTGTTCAAAAGAATAAACTTGTTGACGGGGCTGAGGACGCGATTTATCGTGCCCTTGGTCTTCGTCACCTAGAACTACCCGTTCGTGAATTCCTACAACAGGGACTTGAAAAGGAACTACCTAAGACCCCTGGTGTTAGGGAAGCCCTACTGTCTAATCAATTGGATGAAGAGAGGCATGATCAAGCTCTTAATTATGTAGTAGCTGCTCATGGTTCAGATCAGAAGTTTGAATCAGAAGCAAAGCACATTCTTAAGGCGTGGCTAGATGCCCCTGAGCATCCATTACTAAAAGCCGCAATCCTTGAACGCAGTGTCTTCTTCGTCATCCTTCCCTTCTTCCGATTCAATGGTGACATCGGAATCAGAACCACAGCAGCCGACATCTCCAGAGATGAGCAAACCCACGTTGCCATCCACTCGATGGTCTGCTCAGAGCTGGGACTTAAGTCCACATCAAGCCTCAATCGACTTCGCAGAGCGACTGTGGGATGGGTAGTAGATGGGCTTGGTAAATCTGAAAGCAAGTATCTTGATAAGGATTTCTGGTTGGCTCAATCAGATTCCCTTTATGAAAAAGGAAAGGCGCCAGGCTTGTCGGACACGACTCGTGCCAGAATGCCTTGTTTTTTTGAGGCAGCAAACAATGACCTCCCCCAATACGGTTGACGTTTGTTATGCTTGACTGCAACTGCTGCTCACAGATCCTTCCAGAATCAGCTTTTTACAAAGAGACTCGCACTAAACGAGGCTACCAACGCAGGTGCAAGTCCTGCCAAAAAGCTGGCGCTGCGTATTCTTATGAAAAGAATCAAGACGGTAAATGCTTGATCTGCGGAAGCACAGATTCGTGTCACAACTCAGGTCAGTTTGTTGTAGATCACTGCCATTCTACCGGAGTTGTCAGGGGGTTGCTATGTCATCATTGCAACTTACTACTGGGTCACGCTAAGGATTCCACTGTAACTCTACAAGCTGCTATTAACTATCTTAACAATCATGGCTGACGCTTACTACGACGCTGAAACTATTCCCCTAACCAGTGTTGTTGGTGGACGCATTGATCTAGCTGTTCTAACTGAAGAGTTGGATCGGATGTATCCAGATGATTATCCTGATCATGAAATGACAACGTGGGAAGCTGGTCGTATGGCTGGTGCCATTGCGGTGATCCGTTACCTTAAATCTAAACTAACTTAGTATCATGTGCCTTTCTCCAAAGATGCCTGCGATGCCGGAACCACCACCCCCGGTTCCAGCTCCTGTTCAAGCTACTGCCGATACAACACCAACCACAGTTAAACCCTCTAAGTCAAAGCGTGAATCCCTTCAACAAGCAGGTAAGGGTACTTCTAGCCTGACCATTCCTCTCAGTACCGGTGGTGCTGTTCCTTCAATGACTAACCTTAGTATTGGTAAATAACAAACATGGAAAATCAATCTGCCGCAAGTCGTTACTCTAAGTTGGCAAGCGACAGAACGATCTTTCTCGATACTGCTAGGGATTGTGCGGCGCTTTCTGTTCCTTATCTATTGACACCCACAGGTGTTGTTAATGGACAGAAGCTACCCACACCTTGGCAGTCCATGGGCGCTAAAGGCGTTAACGTCATGGCATCTAAGCTGATGCTAAGTTTGTTCCCCGTGAATGCAACTTTCTTCAAGCTTCAGATTAATGATGGTAAGCTTAGCTTGGACCCCAGTTTAAGTGCTGCTGTTAAATCAGAGATTGACCTATCGCTTTCCAAAATGGAACGAGTGGTCATGCAAAACATTGCTGAATCACAGGATCGTGTTATCCTTCACCAAGCAATGAAGCACCTAATTGTAACCGGAAATGCTCTGGTATACATGGGTTCAAGTGGTGTTAAACTTTATCCTCTTGACCGATATGTGGTCGTCCGTGATGGAGAGGGTAATCCCACCGAGGTCGTTACTGTTGAATCAATTGACCGTCAATTCCTACCTGCTGAATTCCAAACAGAACAAGCAAGGAATGTAAATGATGTAGCTGATAATACTAGTGCTCCTAGTGTTGATGTTACTGTTGGTGAAAATGAAGTTGCTGTTTACACTTGGGCTAAGCTCAAGGATGGACAGTGGCGATGGAGACAAGAAGCAGAAGGGAAGATTCTTCCCGACTCTCTTGGTAAAGCTCCAAAGAATACAACGCCTTGGCTTCCACTACGCTTTAATGTCGTGGATGGTGAAGACTATGGGCGTGGACGCATAGAAGAGTACCTAGGCGATCTGAGGTCCCTTGAGGGGCTGATGCAAGCGATGGTGGAGGGTTCTGCTGCTGCTGCTAAGGTAGTGTTCCTGGTGAGCCCAGCAGCCACTGTGAAGCCCAGTACGCTGGCTAAGGCAGGCAATGGAGCCATCATTCAAGGTAGGGCTGAGGATGTCACTGCTGTTCAAGTGAGCAAGCAGGCTGACTTCTCTTCTGCCTATCAGATGATCCAGTCCCTGACGCAGCGGCTGTCGGAGGCGTTCCTGATCCTTTCCGTAAGGCAGTCGGAGCGTACTACCGCAGAAGAGATCCGCGCTACCCAGCAGGAACTCAACGAGCAGCTTGGGGGAATCTATGGTAACCTTACGGTGGAACTCGTTCGCCCGTACCTCCAACGGAAACTCTTCACCCTTCAACGTTCTAAGGAACTACCACAGCTACCAAAGGGTATTGTTTACCCAACCATTATCGCTGGCCTTGAAGGCATTGGCCGTGGGCAAGATCGTGAATCACTCATGATGTTCCTTCAGACAATCTCACAAGCCCTTGGTCCCGAAGCTATGGCTCAATACATCGACCCAGAGGAAGCCGTTAAGCGTCTTGCTGCTGCTCAAGGTATTGATACCCTTAAGCTGGTTAAGACCGCAGAGATGCGGCAACAAGAACAACAGAAGACTATGCAAATGCAAATGACTTCTAATCTTGTTGGGCAGGCAGGGCAACTTGCTAAAGCCCCGATGATGGACCCAACCAAAAACCCTGATTCTATTGAAGCCTTACAAAATGTCGTCAATTCAGCCTCGCAAGCAACCGGCCAACCAGCCCAAGGACAACCTGCCCCTCAACAGTAACAATGAAGAGGTTCGTCATCGTTGGGATGATAGTGCCCTTGATAAAGAGCAGGCTCCAGTAAAGATCACACCAAAGGAACAATTCAAGTATGGTGATGTTAAAGTCACCTCTCCTGGTGTTGGCCGTGTTTCCATTACCATTCACTAAACCAAATGTCTGAAATTGTTTTTGATGCTACTGATCCAGATGTTACGTCTGCTCGGGAAACTGAGGAGCTACGTCTCATGGAACAAGGTAGTCAGCTAATTGAAAAACAAGAAGCTGAGGCCGAAGATAAATATCGCCGCAGTGAACTTGAAGCCCAAGAACACTCTCAGTATGCTGGTAAATTTAAATCAGCAGAAGACCTTGAAAAGGCTTACCTAGAGCTTCAAAAGAAACTAGGTCAGAAAGAAACTGATGAGTCCTCTTCGACAGATGAAAACGAGAGCGATGAGTCCGAAGACGCTACCCCTGATGAAACTGAGTCCCCGGTAGCCAAGCGGGTAAGTTTTTTAAAGGAGGCATCAGACGAGTACTACTCCAATGATAATCAACTTAAGCCGGAGACAATCGAAAAGCTTAAGGAGATGCCTTCTGAGGAACTCATCGAAGCTTATCTTGAACTACAAAAGAACAATCCTGTTGTTCAATCTCAACCCCTATCTGATGATGCTGCTAAGAGTATTGTAGCTTCTGTTGGTGGACAGGATGCTTATAATGATACATTAGCCTGGGCTGCTGATAACCTCAAACCAGAGGAAGTTGCTGCTTATGACAACGTTGTCAATAGTGGGAACAAAGATGCTATCTTCTTTGCTGTTCAAGCACTGAACCAACGGTATAAAGATTCCGTAGGGTTTGAAGGTCAACAAGTCTCAGGTAAAGCACCTAAGGCTACTGTTAAGGGATTCCGTTCCAATGCTGAATTGGCCGCAGCAATTAGTGATCGTAGGTATCGTACTGATCCTGCGTATCGCTTTGATGTAGAACAAAAGCTCGCTAGTTCTGGCGACTTGCTCTGATTAAAATGATGGTGACCGTCGGGATGACAGGCCACCTTTTTTAGTCGACTAAAATGGACGCGCCGTAAGCAATATAAAAGTTCTTTGCACAAACCTCATGTTACCTCTTCTGACTACTCTGTCTGTTCTTAGCTCTTGGTATGGTCCTGGCTTCCACGGAAACCTAACAGCCAATGGTGAACGATATAATGAAAACGGCCTTACGGCAGCGCACAAGACACTACCATTTGGAACACGCCTTAAGGTTTGTTTTGATAGATGTGCCATTGTTCGTGTCAATGATCGGGGTCCCTATGCTCATGGTAGGACACTAGATCTAAGTAAAGGTGCTGCTGACAGGATCGGATTGACCAGCTCTGGAGTTGGTAGAGTCTTAGTGACTCGCCTTAATTAAATGGATTGGGGGCACCTCAGAGTCGGACCCCCTTTCCCCTTGAGGAAGGATACCTCGTTAAAAAACCAACCGGTTGGAGTATTGGCCCGCTGCGGTGGACACCCAATACAACACATGTTTATTGGTTATTCTTTTTAAATACAAGTACTTGTAATCGTTATAAATCCCTTTTATTCATTATCCTAATGACTGCTACCGTATCTTATCTTGGCGCCGCTAACAAAGCGGGCGGCCAATCTCCTACTTATGCTCAGCGGACTAACTTGTTCCTGAAGCTCTTTACGGGTGAGGTTTATGAAGCCTTCCGTAACTCTACTATTGCTAAGGATCTGGTGATGAACCGGACCCTGCGTGGTGGTAAGCAAGCTCAATTCATTCACACTGGCCGTATCACCGCTGCTTATCGCACTCCTGGTGTGCCTATCCTCGGTTCGGGTAACCCAGCAGCAGCTGAAACCACCATCGCGTTGGATGATCTGCTGGTCGCCTCTGCTTTCGTTGATAACCTCGACGAGATCATGAGCCAGTATGACATTCGTGGCCCTATCGCCCGTCAGATTGGTCAAAGCTTGGCTGAATTCTATGATCGCCGTATCTTCCGCGTTCTGGACAAAGCCTCTGCTGCTTCGGCTGCTGTGACCGGTGAGCCTGGTGGCTTCCAAATCAACCTTGGTGCTTCCAAGGAATATGACGCTCAAGCACTGGTTGATGGCTTCTTTGAAGCTGCTGCCCGTCTTGATGAAGTGGCTGCTCCTAAGGATGGCCGTGTGGCTGTTCTGAGCCCCCGTCAGTACTACGCCCTGATCTCTCAGGTTGATACCAATATCCTTAACCGTGAGTACGGTGCTGCCGGTGGTAGCATGAACTCTGGTGATGGTCTCTATGAGATCGCTGGTATCTCCATCAAGAAGTCCAACAACATCCCCTTCCTTGGGAAGTATGGTTCGGCTTCTGGCGCTGCTATTGATGCTGCTGCTGTGACTGGTGAGAACAACACCTATGGTATTGCTACTGACTTCACCAACAGCTGTGGTTTGATCTTCCACCGCGATGCTGCTGGTGTCGTTGAGGCTATTGGCCCCTCCGTGCAAACCACGGGCGCTGATACCAAGGTGATCTACCAAGGTGACGTGATCGTGGGCCGTCTGGCCTATGGTTGCGGTGCTGTGCGCGTCGGCGTTGCCGGTGCCTTCCGTAACACCTAATAACCAACTCCTAATTAGGAGCAAATTAGGTTTTCATTAGGACTCAGCTTATTATGGGTTGGGTCCTTTTCTTTTAATAACTATTATGTCTAGTAAAGTTTGTTCTAAATGTAAAGAAGAGAAGTTAGCAGAGGAATTCTACAAAGACTCTTCAAAAAAAGATTGCCTAAATATCATATGCAAAGAATGTTCTAGCAAACAGTGTAGTGCATATCGCGCAGCTAACTCCTTCAAATTAAAAGATAACAAATTACGTCGTAGTTATGGTATCTCTCTTGTAGATTACCTTGAAATGCTTGAGGCCCAGAACGGTCGCTGCAAAATCTGCAAGACCGATGTTCCTGGTGGCGCTGGGTCCTTTCATGTGGATCATTGTCACAGTTCAAACAAAGTGAGAGGATTATTATGCCATCATTGTAATGTTGGCATTGGTAATTTTAAAGATAACATTTCAACCCTAGCTTCAGCAATCCTTTACCTAAGTGAACATCAGTGACCACACAACTTCAAGCCATTAACAAGATGTTGACGGCCATTGGCCAAGCTCCGGTAGTGTCGCTCGACATCTCTAACCCCGAAATCTCTACTGCTCTTGCTGTTCTTGATTCTGTTAATCGGGAAGTTCAAGGGGAAGGGTGGCATCTAAACACCGAAATTAAATACCCCTTTACTCCTAACTCTAATGATGAAATTATCATTCCTGATAATATTCTTCAAATCTCAGACAACAAATACGAGAACGTCCAACAGTATCAAACTGTGATTAGAGGCGGTAAGCTTTACGATAAGATCAGCCATAGCTTTACCACTTGGCTCGTAAGTCCTGTTCTATGTGATGTGGTATGGTTGTTACCATTTGAGGATCTTCCTCAGGTCTTTAAGGATTACATTACCCAACGAGCAGCTCGTGTGTTTGCGGGTAGTGTGGTTGGATCAAAGGAGATGTTCCAGTTTAACCAACAAGATGAAGGAATACTCAGGGCTAACTGTATTGCTTATGATACAAATACATCTGAGGCTAATATCTTTGGGATTGAGACTGGTCAAAACTTCTACATTTCTTATACTCCGTTCCGTACTATTGCACGATAATGGCAGCCATTTCACAAAAGATTGGAAACCTAATTGGTGGTGTTTCACAGCAACCCGACACCAATAAATTTAATGGGCAATTACGCTCGTGTGATAATTTCTATCCAGACACTGCTCTTGGTCTTACCAAACGCCCTGGACTACGGGGCATTAGTAAGCTAGCTAATGCTGTTGCTGATGGTACTTGGTTTCCGATCTTTCGTGATGACCAAGAGAAATATATCATTCAGTTTAGTAAGGCAGGTGCTCTTAAGATTTGGAGTGCCAATAGTGGTCTTCAACAAACAGTGAATGCTGTTGCTGCTGAGTCAATTACTTATGCTACTCATAAGTCAGCAGATGAACTACAAACCCTTCAAATCAATGATTACATCTTTGTTCTAAATAGGACAAAGACAGTAGAAGCAGGAACAGCAGCGGCAGCAGCACAAACGCCGTTTGGTTTTGTTACTATTAATACAGTAGCTTATAGCTCTAATTATACAATCACACTTGACAACGCAACCAGCTTTAGCTACGCAACGCCTGTAACCACCGCTCCACCTCAAGCACAGCTAAACGTTAATGATATTGTTGGTAATCTTGTCAGCTCCATTAACGCTAACGCGAATTATTATGCTGCTGGTATTGGTAATACAATTTATATAAGCCGGATCAACGGTGCTAACTTTGCACTCTCAGCAGTTGGCGGTAATGCTGGTACATCCATCACTGCGTTTAAGGGTTCTGTAACCTCTGCTGCTCAATTACCTAAGTCATTTTTTAAGGACTGGAAGATAAAGGTTGAAGGCACTACTGATTCAGGTACTGATGATTACTGGGTAAAATTTATTACCAGTGATAACACATCTGCTGGTGCTGGGTTTTGGGAAGAGACTATTGCTCCTGGGGTCATTCAGGATCTTAACGCCACCACGATGCCTCATGTCATCATAAGAGAGGCTAATGGTACCTTCACCTATCGTCAACTGGATTTAGCATCTGCCACTGGATCAGCAGGTCCATCCACGGTAACGGGTATTGTCACCGCAGTTGCCATTAGCTCTGCAACCAGTGGTGGTCACGTTGTTGGGGAACAGTTCGCTGCAAATGGTGGTACTGGTAATAACTTAAGACTTCAAGTCGATAGGGTTACTAATTCTGTATCTTCAGTCAGTTCTGCTGCTAATTCCTCTAGTTATATTAGACAAGATAGGACACTGATTGGATATACTACAGCAGGACGAACTACATCTCCAGCTTACCGTTACACCTACGTCTGGATCTTTAATGGTCAACAGATAGGCGTAAACAGTAATGGTGCTCCATTGACAATTGGTAATACCGTTTATCAACAAAACGGAGCCTATCAAACTATTGGAAATGAACTAAGAGCAGGCATCACAGCAACCACAACCATAAACGGCGTGATCAGTGCTATTAGTATTGTTCAAGCTGGTCAAGGGTATACTGCTACCAACACTGTTTCAAATAGTGCCGGTGATACCTTTACGATTACAACGGTCAACGCAGCTCCTTTGGAAGGCGATGCTAGTCGTCTTAACTTCTGGAAGTATCGGGAAATAGGTGATGCCACCACTAACCCAATGCCTTCGTTTGTTGGGTATCCAGTTGATTTAATTTCCTTTTACAAGAACCGTATTGTTTTTACAAGTCGTCAAAATGTCATCTGCTCACAGGCAGGAGATTACTTTAACTTTTTCGCTAGTACTGTAATTACAATTGTTGATAGTGATCCTGTTGATATTAGTGCTAGTACTCTAAAGCCCATTCGCCTAAAACATGCTATCTCTACTCCGCAAGGGTTGCTGTTGTTTGGTGATAATGCTCAGATGCTTTTATCAACCACAACTGAAGCGTTCTCTCCAAAGACTGCTGAGGTTAACCTGCTATCTACCTTAAGTCAAACTGATCGTATTGCTCCAGTAGATATTGGTAGTAGCTACATATTCGTTGAGGAAGGAGTCAAGGCTTCTTCTATTTATGAAATGGCTGTTACGGATATTAATACTAAGCCGCAATCAACAGAGCTAACACGACCACTTCCATCGTATATTCCATCTGCTATTGTTGATATGCAAGTATCGCAATCAGCAGGAACGTTGGCAATACTAAGTAAGCAAGAAACCCGTAACCTTTATCTCTATCGTTGGTTTCAACTTGGTGATAATCGTGTGTCGGGGTGGTTCCGATGGATCATGCCTTCTGATGTAGAGTTCTTTACGTTTGATCACGACATCTTATTTGTTGTTACCAAACATGGTAGTAATTATGTATTGAGTAGGATGTCATTGCTTACTGATACACCTGCTGAGTCATTGCTATTTGAAGGGCAGTACTTGGATGTACGTCTAGATCTCTTTGATTATAATCCTACCCGTGTTTATAATTCAGGTACGGATCTTACTCGTATCTGCTTCAAGGATGGGTTTGAGGATACAAATCTACAACCCGTATTGATGTTCCTTAATGCTGATGTTGCTGGTTACTTTGAAGAACAAACTCTTCAATATGATGCCGCAGCAGCAGTGGGACAGAAGTACTTCCTTACGGTTGATGGTAATCAAACCACCTCTAAGTTTGCAATTGGATATAAGTATGAAGCTAGTGCTCAACTACCAGCATTCTATTTTGTTAAGGATGACCGAGGTGGTAAGGATACCCTTAACATTCCTAGGGTCAGTAGGATCAAAGTAAATAGTTATAACTCTGGTCCATACCGGGCTGTGATTAGGGCTGAGGGAAGAGATGATTTTGTATTAGAACTTCCCCAAGTTAATGCTGATAACTATCTAGCTAATAACATCCCTATCATTCGTAATGCTCAAAGTACAATACCAGTAATGGCTAAGGGTAATCAATTTGAATTTGAATTGATTGCTGATAGTCCATTCCAAACAGCCTTTACCTCTATTGATTGGGAAGGTACCTACAACAACAAGGGAATCCAATCCCTCTGATAAAGGGGACACGTTATGTCGTTAATCCACCCGGCGAGCCGCTCAGACGCAATCTGGGTGGCTCAACACCTACAAGAAGATGATCGAAGGGAATTAGAGGGACTAGGGCACACCATTATGGAAGCTACCCTATGTCTCTCTCTTGACCTCTCAGACAATCCTGTGACCTTTCGGAACCCCATCGGAGAGATCTGCGGGGTAGCGGGGGTATCCAGAACAGATGCCCATTGCGGAGCCATATGGATGCTAACCACACCCCAGGTCCGTCCGTATCCAAAGCTATTTTTTAAGGAGGCTAAGAAATGGGTCGAACAACAAACCTCCTATGAGATGTTGCATAACATAGCTGATCCAAGGAATAAACTACATATGAAACTTCTTCATATGCTTGGATTTAAAAAGCTTATGTATGTCACCACTCAAACCAATCTTACTTATGTTGAATTTGCTAAATTAACGAAATGTGTACACCCGCCATTGCCATAGGGGTTGCAACGGGCCTTATGGGTGCCGTTCAATCCATTGCTGGTTATCAAGCTCAAAGTCAAGCTGCTCGTGCTTCTGAACGCGCATACCAACAACAACGTACTCTTAATCAGGAAGCTGCTAATCGGGCTTATCAACAAACACAACTTAAGATGAAGGGTGAGATGGAGAAAGCCTCCCAGCAGGCTGAGCAAGGGCTTGTGAGACGTCTTCAAGCACAGGGCAGTACTCTAGCTGCTGGTCGTACTGGACAAGGCGTTACGGGGCTCCTGGCTGATGCTGAGAGGGTTGAGGGTCGTGACCTTGGATCACTTGGTATGAACCTTGCTTATGCTCAACAAGATTACTTCTTTGGCATGGAGAACATCTATCAACAACAGAAGTCTGCTGACATCACTGCTGCCTCTCAACGACAGGCTAAGCCTAGTGCTGGTGGGTTGGCGCTTGGTCTTGCGGGTTCTGCTCTTTCTGGAGTACAAGCAGGGTTGGCACTTAAGGCCCCATCAGCGGGGGGTAAAGGAGGTGCTCCTAGACCTTTGCCCTATGATACAGCCTTACCCGGTGGACGGGCCGGTACAGTTATTAAGTGGACTTAACCAATGGCTAGCATTTATGAATCCCCTGGCCAGCAGGTTGCTCTAACTGGATCTCAAACAGGTGTTTCTTTTCAACCCGGCATTGCTTACGATCCTAGTCGGCAAATGCTTCAACAGTCGGAAAGGGACCTTGGTGCTTTTGCTCAGTTCTCTGATACGCTTACTAAGTTTATCACCAACAAGGCAAAGGAAAAGAATGAACAAGATTTGAATCTAGGTATCGCTGATATTCTCAATGGAGAATTGACGATGAAACCAGATCAAATGGCTCAATACCAACAGCAAACCGCATTGTTGGAACAGGCTGCTGATAATGAAGTAGCAACATCCACCCAACTAGCAGCGACCAACCCCGCTATGGGGGAAACATATCGCCAACAGAACCCAGCCATTCGTGGGTGGAGGGCATATGGTCAGGCCGTTGGTAAGGCACAGATGGCAGCAAGTCAGGCTGAATCGTTGTTTGGAACGTTCCTTCGGGACACCAAAGAACAGATCACTATTCGTCAACCAGATGGCACCCTAAAGCAATTTAGTCCTGCTGAGGCAGAGAATGAACCAGAGTTGATGGCTGCCTATTCCGTAGGTATTCAGAAGTTCATGCAATCTGCTGGTATTACGAATTTAAATCCAGCCATTCTTGTAGAGCATCTTACCCCTACCATGCTAAGGGTTAGGGCTAAGGTTCTTGGGGAACGGATGGGTGAGATTACTCGTGCCCGTCAAGCAAACGAACAGGAAGCAATCAATATCAGTGTTGGTCAAAACCTTGAAGGACTTAAAGATCCTGAACCAGCTCAAGCCATCTTATCTGGGTTCTTGATAAGTGCTAAGCAAACCTTTAATGGTAACTGGGCACAGGGTAATCAATTTGTTAATGATGCTATTCTTAGTAAGTTGGTAGCCAAGGGTCAAGGTGATCCGGCCATGGCTAATGCTATCTTGGATTCCTATGGAAGTCTTCTGGTTAACCCTAGTAAGCCTGAGCTTGGGACGATTTATAATCGCTATGCTGAAGAGATTGAAAAGACACGAGCCATTATCAAGGGTTCTGCTAAAGAGAAAGCAGCAGAAGAGGATGCAACCATAAAGGATGAGATCGAAACCATTGTTAATACTTGGAGATCTGCTTCTGAGACGGGTAACCTTGCTGAGTCACAGCGAGCATTTGATGCTGCGGAACAGGAACTAGGTAAGCTATCAGGCAAATACCCAGAAGCCACTGAGGCACTGTCTCGGATGCGTCAGGTTGGTCGTAATTTCAATAGTCTTACTGAAGAAAGCGTCACCCAAGCTGTTGCTAATCGCTCTATCAAGAGTCGTTCTGAGCTTCAACTGTTGGCTGCCAATGGATACATCAGTGCTGATACTGCTAATAAACTGGCAGAGCAACTTCCTGAGGATGACTCTTCGGAGATGGTTAAGACGCTACGTCCAAGAATAGAAGCGTTGATCCGTAACGAACTAAGGGCAAAATTTAAAAGCAGTGGTGCTGATTTTGATTCCTTTAAGGATCAAACCCTTCCTCTTGTTGGAGCATTGACGGATGAATTAATGGAAGCTGGCCTGTCCAGAATGCTAGAGCTTAAAGCCGCTGGTAAAACAACGGGCACTGCTCAACTTCAATCCTTCTTGGAAAAGCAAGCCCTTGATGCTCTTAAAACTGAAAGGTTTAAACCGCAAGAGGCAAAAGACAAGAATGGAAAAGTAATTCCTGGAAAATTTATCCTTCCTACCCCTGGTCGTGATCTTCCCGGTGTTGTTCCTTACCAAACTGGTCCTAATGGTAGGGACTATTCAAGGCAAATCATTAACCGTCTTCCCCCAGTAGTCTCCGCTAAGCGTGATGTATTGCTTGACGCTGATAAGGTTCAAGCTAACATTGATGCTCTCAATAATGGTGGACAACCTAGTGCTGATCTGGTAACGATTGCTAAGGCTTCTGGATTGTCTGTTCAACAAGTGCTTACTCAACAAGCACAAAAGAACAACATTACTTACACCCCAAGTTCTGCTGATAAGGCAGCCAAGCAGTTTGAAGTTAACTCTAAGTTAGATTCAGCAGCTGCTCAGATCCTTGCTAATCCTCGGTCTACTGCTGCTCAACGCATTCGTGCTACGGCTAGGTTGGCTGAAGCAAAACGTAGACAAACATCCAATAACATGCCAACCAACGTATCTGCTTTCCGTCAAGCTATTATTGGTAAGGAGTCTGGAGGAAACTACAACGCAGTTAATCCCGATTCTGGTGCGCTTGGAATTGGTCAAGTAATGCCAGAAAATGTTGGACCTTGGACCAAACAATATCTCGGTAAGAGTTTAACTCCACAGCAATTTTTAAAAGATACGGCAGCTCAAGATGCTGTTGTTAATGGTCGTTTTAAAGATATGCTTGCCGATCAAGAAGCCGCTGGATTTTCTGGTGAACAGATGATTCGACGTGCTGCTGCTGTTTGGTATTCAGGCCAAGCAAGACTTTGGAATGATACTAAACCTCAATACTCAAACGGTCGTCAGTATCCTTCAATTGCTGAATACACAAAGGCTATTTGGCAAAGTTATCTTGGCAAATAAATAGATGGATAAAGGAGTCTATTCTGCGGGGTAGACTTTCCATCACAACTACTTTTCAATAAACCACCTCTGCGGAGGTAAACTAACTCTCCAACAACGATGGCTGAAATTGTACCAGGACGGTCCACAGGTGGGCCTGTTGAAGACTTTACTCAAACTAGAAAACGCGAGGAAGGAGCTGCTCTGCTTAAGAAGCAACAAGAGGATGAAGCTCGTAAACGAAAGCTTGCTCAAGCAGCAGAAGCTGAACGGCAACGTAAGGCCAAGCTTGATGCTACGATGGTCAATCCAGTTGCTGGACTTCAAGGACCCATTCGTGGCATTACTGAAGCATCAACAGCCATCACAGATCGTCTTAAAGGTACCCCTTTGGAGGGACCTGCCCAGTTCGGTCAAGAACTCCGTAGAGCCACCACCAAGGGCCTTGTAGGTATTGCTGAGGGTGTTCTGAATGTCGGCACTCAAGCCGTCATGGATCTTACTACTAATCGTAACAAAGAAAAGGACGAGTACCTTCGGGCTGCTTATGACTTTGGTGTTACTCCTAAGACGCAAGCAGGACAAGCAGCAGCTAAGATCATTGGCTTTATTATTGGTACGAGAGTTGCTGGTAGAGCACTTGGTCCCCTTGGTAAGATTGGTACGGCTCCTGTTCCTACGGGACTTAAGGGTGGTGCTAAACTTGCTGCTCAAACCCGTAAGCTGGTTACTGATGGATTGATTCCTGGTGCGGTTGCTGACTTTATCCTTACGGACCCCCGTGAAGGTAACCTTAGTAGTTCCATCAGAGACTTGGTTCCTGAACAGTATCGGGACAATGTAGCCTTTGCTCTTGCCGCTAAGGAAGATGACAACCCTTGGATTAATCGCCTTCGTTCTACCTTTGAAGGTGGTCCCCTTAATGCTGCTGGTAATGGCATCACTGCTCTTATCTTTGGTAACAAAGCAGCCCGTAAGGTATTAGAAGCAGGTGGTTCAAAGGATGAAGCACTTGGAGCTGGCATCAAAGCAGCGTCAGATAAGTCAGATGAGTTGATGAAGGCTGATGTTGATGCTCAAGAATTGGAACGGGTCCGTTGGACCGATGCCCAAGAAAAGGAGATGCTTAATCTTCAATCAAGGGAACAGCTTATTTTAGAAAAATTGGCAACCCTGGAGCCAAATGCTGCCAAGCCAGTTGATAGTACAACAGGATTACCTGAGCTTGGTAAAGCTCTGGGTGGAAGTATAGTGGCAGGTCTACGAAACGGACTCTGGGCTTCGTGGCAAAAAGGATCTACTAAATTTGCGGGCATAAACGATCCTGTACTGATTGCAGCTAAAAATGCTGGTATTTCTCAAACAGATCGAACGGCTTTTGATGCCTTTATTGATAACTACGGTGGACCGTCTAAGCAACCTTCAACTCCGAGTAAAGTCGTTGTTGATTCTGATATTTCAGATGAAAGCAAAGCTTTAACCGAAGAGCTAGAGCAAGTACGCCTAGCACAAGCAGACCTAGAAAACACCATCTTTGAAGGTGCTGATGTTAATGTTAAGTATGAGCCATGGGAATCACAAGCAGCAATCAGAACAGAACCTGATTTCAATAACGTTGTTGCTAAGCAGATTGAACTAGAGAGTGGCTATACCCGCCCTCAAAGCGAGACTGGGTTTGTTCCTGGTAAACAGATCTCTCATGGTGGTGGTGGTAAGGTCTTTACTGATGCTCAACTCCGCATCATGAATGTGGATGAAGGTGCTGAAGAAATCATCAAGAAGTACTCTAAGAAGATTGACTTTAAACAGATTGCTCGTAAGTCTGGTCGTACCGTGGATCAAGTGGTTGCTGATGCTACCCGCATCTATACCGACTTCATGGATTCCCTTAAGACCTATGATGATCTGGTTAGTGAAGGTGATCTGATTAAGAAGCTTTCGGAAGCCGGTGGTACCCTAACGGAACCCAAAGGTGTCTTCCCTACTCCTGAGGGTAACATTGCTGTCAAGGCAATTGCTTCTGATCTTTCTGCTCAAATATATGACATTGCTTATGGTGCTGAGGAAATTGACTTTGCTCAACTTGGTAATGCCAATAATTTTGATAGATTGATTGACCGCTTTACGGGTCTCATGGAGATCTACAAAGCTGGTGCTCAATATCAAGGTGGTGGTCTTAATGCGTACAAGATTCGCATTGGAGCTAATGCCCCTGGTGAAGCTGCCGAGGCTATGCGTGAATTTGAAGGAGAAGATACTCTTACTATCCGTCAAATCCGTAAGTGGGCCAGTGATATTAAAGAAGCATTCCGTCGTGGTGATGCTGATGCTCAAGATCAAATGAGGGCATTAACAAGAGCCATGATTCTTGCTGGTGGTGATCCATCCAAGACTGTTTCGTTTGGTCGTACTGCTATTGAAATCTTTGGCAAGAACCAGATGGGTGTGTTTTATAACAGCATCCTATCGGGTACAAAGACCATGATTCGTAACCTTAGTGCGGTCTATCGCCTTGTTGAGGCTCCTACTAGCATTGCTCTTATGGGCATGAGGAAGGGTGACCCTGCTCTTGTGCGCTCAGCGATGGCTGGTTTCCATGCTATTACTACGTCTACGCAAGAAGCCTTTACGGTTGCTGCTAGAACATGGAAGTCTGGTATTCCGCAGACTTGGACACCTAAGATGGTGGTGGAGCAAGCCGAAATGGCTGCCATGATTGAGTCTATGGAGAAGATGGCTAAGAATCCAAAGGAGGAAATGGCTGTTGGATTCCTCAAGGGACATATGCGTATTGCTCAGTATTTTGATTTCCCAAGCAAGATCTTGATGAGCACTGATGATGCTCTAAAAACTATTCTTGTTAGGCAACGAATCGCAGAGCAAGCTATGTATAAGGCAATGACCGAAAGCAAAGATCCAACGGATGTTGCTGGTAAGGTCAAGACTTACATGGATGAATACTCTAAGTTCATGGACCCACAGACTGGTAAGGTGACAAATGCTGGTCTTCAGAAGTATGCTGAGATAGGTACGTTCCAAGAAGACCCAGGTATTGGTATCAATAGTCTTGGTATGTTCCTTGAGAATATGCCCTTTGTAGGTCCCCTTGGTAAACTTGTGATTCCCTTTCTGCGTACTCCAGCAAACATCCTTCGTTATCAAGTTCAACATACTCCTCTTATTGGTAAGTATGCTGGCGAATACCTAGCGGTGAAACAGTCTGGTGATGCTCTTCGTGTTGCTGAATATGAAGGCAGGGAAATGATTGGAGCAATGACTCTTGCTGTTGGTGGTAGTCTTGCTGCTGCTGAATTGATTACAGGTAATGAGCCTGCTAATCCAAGAGAACGTGCTCGATGGAAGACTCTTGGCATTCGCCCTAGGTCTATTAAGATAGGTGATCGGTGGATCTCTTATAATACCATTGAACCTCTTTCAAACATCCTTGCAGCTTCTGCTGATCTTGTGATGGTGGCTAAGACGGGCCTTAATGAGGATTGGGTGGAAAACCTTGCTGGTCAACTCGGCCTAGCTATTGCTGCTTCCCTTACTGAGAAGAGTTACTTTGCAGGCCTTGAAGCCTTATCAGCGATTGCTACTCCTACAGAATTGATGAAGGGTGACACAGTTCTCAAAGGGTTACTTGCTACTGGTAACAACATGGTCCCCCTTGCCGGAACAAGGCGAGCATTTGCTAACTCCTTGGACCCCTACATGAGGGAATATGATAATGAGTTCCAACGTGCTGCGGCTGCTGCTATTCCTGGTGTTAGTAAGTTCTTCCCTGAAAAGATCAATGTTCTTACTGGGAAGCCCCTAAACAACCCCAATGGTGGCCCGTGGAATGCTCTTGTTCCTTTTGAAACCAGTCCAGATAATAAAGATCCAGTAGCAAAGATGCTAATGGAGACTGAGTTTAACTGGTCTGATACGCTTGAAACTAGTCCTACTGGTTATCGGTTGTCAGGGGAAGAGAAGAGTTATATCCGTACAGAGATGTCACGGAATGGTCTTCGTTCCCAACTAGATGATCTTCGTAAGTTAGATTGGTTCAAGCGTGATCTTGCTAATTGGAAGAAGCGGTCCATAGGTGATATTGGAACGGATCGTAGGCAATGGCCGCGTTTCTATACCGAGATTCAAGACATCTGGGAAAGTAGCCGCACTAGGGCTTTTGATAAGATGGAATCTGAAAAGATTGAAACTGGACAGAAGCTAATTAGGGTACGTCAAGGCCAAGCTAATGTACAAGCAGGGCAGTACGATCTAACTAAACCTCTTTCAGCGGAGGACTTTAGTACCGCAGATGAAGCTGGAGCAACTCAAGTCTACAATGAATTGATGAAATTTGGTAACCCCCAGTAAACAATGGCAATCACTAGCAACACCTACACAGGAAACGGCTCTAATAAGCTGTTCTCTATTACCTTCCCATACATTGAAACCACTGATGTAGATGTCTATTTAAATGGCACTCTTCAGACAATTACAACTCAATACTCATTTGCCAACGCTACTACGATTGAATTTGTAGCTGCTCCTGCTAATGGAGCTAAGGTTTACATTCAACGTACTACTGCTAACGACACCAACGCAGCTACATTCTTTGCGGGGTCATCCATTAGGTCATCTGATCTGAATGATAATTTCGATCAAGCCCTTTATACCCGTCAAGAACTAATTGATAATAATTGGAACAACACAGATCAAACAATTGAATCCGTAGAGACATGGGTATCTAGTGATGCTTACATTGCTACTACCCAATCAATTGATCAACGTGTTGATTTTAAGATTGATACAGCACTAACAAGTGATGTCTTTGGATCTGATGGGGTATCCATTACGGATAATACTCCTGGTTCGGGACAGATCACTGTTGGTCTCAGTGCTAATTCTGTTGATCTTGATCGGATTAAGGATGCTGATATTATCACCACAGCAGAACAAGATGCTGGTAGCCCTTCTTGGGTAAGTGATGATACTAAGATTCCTACCATTGGTGCTTCTGCTAAGAGGTTTGATACCATTGTTCAAACAGGAACACCTGTTGCCAGTAACTATCAAGTAGGTAAGACCTGGCTTCAGAATGATGCTAATAATACCCTTTCTATTTGGAATGGTTCTACTTGGTTAGGTGTTGCTTCTGGTGGTACGTTCACCACGCAACCCACTGTTATCTATGTTGATAACATCAACGGTAACGATACTAATGATGGTCACCGCATCATCAATCCAAAGAAAACCATCAAGAACGCCGTAGCGTCTGCTGCTGCTGGCGACATCATCAAGGTGGCACCTGGCGTTTACCAGGAGGTACTGCCTATTGACATCACTGTTGCCAACCTCTCGATCGTTGGTGAGGCACAGCGGTCTTGCTTCGTTCACCCGACCGTTGCTACGCAGGAACAGATCATGTTCCGCTGCAACAGCGGCACCTACATCGACGGGTTCACGTTTGCGGGCCTGAAGGCATCTGGGTCAAGGGGTGGTTATGCAAACGATAATGATCCGGTCTATGGTCTACCCACCAACCAAGGCTGGGTTGCTGGTTTCTATCCAGGGGCCATTATTCGTAAATCGCCTTTCATCAACAACGCCACCAACTTTGCCGACAGTGGCATCAATAACGCTGCGTTCGATCCGAACAACTACTCCGGCACTGGTGGTGACACAACGTCGGCCCCAACCGGTGGTGGCATCATCGTTGACGGGTCGTTGCCAGATGTCACAAGCCCACTGCGGTCCTTCGTCATTAACGAGTTCACCCAAGTCTGTCTTGACGGTCCAGGTCTTCTTGTTTGTAATAATGGCTACGCCCAGGCGGTGTCGTTCTTTGGTCTCTTCTGTCACTACCACGCTAAGGCGTTGTCTGGCGGCCAGATCAACATGGAGGTCGGCACCACTGACTTCGGTCGGTACGGCTTGATTGCTGACGGCAAGAGCAGCACTGCAATCTTTACCGCCACAGCCAATGGTGCTGCTTCTGCTGGTGCCACTACCTTCGCCATTGGCGCCCCAATCCCTGATACTGCCGGCACTTGGTTCGGTGATGCAACCCGTCCGGCTATCAACATGCTGGTCCAAGTTAGCGGGATTATTTATCCAATTCTTAGTGCTACTGCTAACGGTGCTGGATGGAACGTTGTCATCAGTCGCCCCAACCCCAGCAACAGGACCGAGAACCTTGGCTTGGGTACTAGCCACAGCAACGGGGCAGCGGTTAGCTTTTTTCTGCGGTCGATGATTAGTACTGCGTCCCACACGATGGAGTACGCCGGGTCTGGCACCAATTACACCGCGCTGCCGGAGAACGGTGGGGTTGCTGACGAAAGCAAAGAAGTTACCAACCTGAACAACGGCAAGGTTTGGTTGACCAGCACCGACCAGAACGGCAAGTTCAAGGTAGGTGACACATTTGAGGTGGATCAACAGACGGGCTTTGTCAACATTGACCCAAGCGCATTTTCCGCCAACCTTGTTTCCGACCCGACTCCAGAACTTGGCGGAAACCTAGATGTGCTGTCTCGAAACATTTATAGTTCGGTAGGCAACGTTTCCATCAACGATACAGCTGTTGTGAGTGGAAATCTAGGCGTTAACGGAGCGTCGCCTCAGTCTCCACTAGATGTAATTGCAAATGCTTCTGGCTATGCAACGAGTTTTCGTGGTCGCAGTGGTGACAATCTTTGCGAGTTAAGATTTGCATCTAATAATCACGCAACTGTTTATGCAATTCTCCAATCCGGCCCAACCTATCTAGCAGCACAAGTAAATGGCAGCGAGCGCCTGCGCATCGGCTCAGATGGCCTTCTTACGCTTGCTACTGGCCCCGGCATCAAGTTCCCCGCAACCGCCGTCGCCAGCGCCGATCCAAACACGCTGGATGATTACGAAGAAGGGACGTGGACGCCGACGGTAATTGGATCCACCACTGCGGGCACTGCTACATATGCTGTGCAAAATGCCAGATACACAAAAACTGGGCGAACGGTTTTTGTTGAAGTATTGCTTAACTGGTCGGCAGGTACTGGAACAGGCAACTTGCGTGTTAGCGGCCTTCCTTTTACTTCCTCAAGTACCGTAACAACACCTTCGCTTGCGCTTTCTATTTGCTCAGACATTGCTGTAACAGCTTTACACATACTGACGGCCCGCATTGCGGATAATTCAACGCAGATTGAGTTCCTTAGTTACCCATCAGGAGGCGGAGCTTATGTAATTGTGGCATATGACGGAGCAGGAGTAATAGGTATTTCCGGCTCATACACTGTCTAATTTTTTTTCCAAGCCCGCAACACGGCTTAAAACTAGGTGACGACTACGTCGCCATACGACCCATCCAAACCCGTTCCTGCCAGTCGGCAGTTCCTAAAATGGCTCTAGTTAAAGAAGTCGTCATCGACAAAATCGAAGTCCTGGAATCTGGTTCTATCCAGGTCCGCCAGGCCACCCGCGTCCTTGAGGATGGCGAAGTGTTGTCCACCTCCTACCACCGTCACGTACTTGAAAAGGATGCAGACCTGACCAACGAAGATCCAAGGGTAGCTGCCATTGCTACTGCCGCTTGGGCTGACTAATGGGCAAGCCTAAATCACTAGCAAAAGTGGATCACATTCCAGGTCCACCAAAGAAAACACGTCAAGGACAAGGACAAAATAGCCTTCCCAAGGCAACCCGTAAACTTTCTCGCGGTCAAGGCCGCTAATTAAATGCTTACTTTTCTTGGTCTTAAGGTTTCCTACGAAACTCTTGCCTTTCTCGCTTTGTTTTTGGGTTCTGAAGTTGTTGGTGCCAGCAAACTTAAGGAGAATAGCATTGTTCAACTACTGCTTAACGCTGTTAACTCCCTGAAGCCCTTCCGTACTGAAGACGACAAGATCTCTAAGGTTAAGGATACCCTTCTTAAGTAAACCTAGTGACTATTATCAAGGTCCCTCAGTATTTTCCTCAACTTGATAGTACCACCCGTCATGGCAGTAGGATGTGCTTTAGTTCGTCTGCTGCCATGGCTATCAAGTACCTGAAGCCAGAAGCCCTTATGGGGTCTAATGCTGATGATGATTACCTCAAAACGGTACTCAAGTATGGTGACACCACCGAAGCAACCGCACACATTCGAGCAGCCTTTGATTATGGAGTCAAGGCCACCTTTTATCAAAACGGAACCCGTACCATCCTTGAAAAGGAGTTAGATGCTGGGTATCCTGTGGCTTGTGGCATCCTCCACCATGGCCCTGCTCACGCTCCTAGGGGTGGTGGGCACTGGATGCTCGTGGTGGGGCTTACGGATACCCATGTGGTGTGTCATGACCCCTATGGGGAGTTAAATAACTCAGATGGGGGGTATCCAAAACCCGGATGGGGTGGTAAAAACATCTCTTATACCTGGAAAAACTGGTCTAAACGGTGGATGGTTGACGGGAATGGCTCTGGTTGGTACATGACATTCCGTAAACTACCCCTTAAATAAACACTTTTATTAAATATCATGGCTTCTATTACAACTGATGCCGCAACAACTGTGGGTACATTCCTTACGGAACCCAGTACTACGGCATTTTCCCTTGGGGCATCACGTTCCATTACTCTTGCGGCGACAAGTGTAAACCAAGCACTGACGACAACGTGTCGTTTTGTGTCAATTAAGTGTGCTGGTGGTAATCACTGTCATTATATAATTGGTGTTGGCGCTCAAACTGCTACTGCTTCGTCTCATTACCTGCGTACTGGCGAACGGATTGTACTAGCAGTTCCTCCTAATGCTAACATTGCTGCTATTCAAGGTGCTGGTGCTTCTACAACTTTGTATATCACTGAACTTGCTGATTAAGCATGACACAACGAGCAAATGAAGATCAGTTTAACGAGCTTCACGGCCTCGTTACCGAAGAACTGATTGGTCGAATTAAATCAGGCACAGCCACCACACAAGACCTAAAGGCTGCCACTGATTGGCTATCTAAAAATAACATCACAGGTGTTCCTGTGCTTGGTTCTCCACTTGCCACCCTGTTTAGTAGTCTTGAATTGGAGCTGGAGGATGTCGAACGGGCCATCAGATAATGAAGAGGATATGTCAACAATGCTTAGGAACCTAGCAGCAACTGCTTTCCTAGCACTCTTTAGTTGGCACCTGATCACTCTTCACAACATTGCTAAATCAGTTGAGGTGCTTGTCGAACGGGTAAGTGCCTCTAACTCAAGGATTGAGCGCCTCGAAAACGAAGTATTCTTTAAACCAGATGGCGCAAGCAAAGAAGAAGTCCGCTAAGTATTATGCGGCAAATCCAGATGCTGCTGCCAAGAAAGCGGCCTATCAACGCAAACTGAATAAAAAACCAGACGTAAAGAATGCCTCTGAGGAACGATGGGGTGAACGCCGTCGCAGGGGCATTGCGGGTAAAGGTGGTGCTGACCTTTCCCACACTAAGAGTGGCCGAATGGTATTGGAATCGCCCTCAAAGAACAGAGCACGAAATGGACACAACGGTAAGAGCCCCCGAAAATGAACAAAGGAAACGCTAAGCCACCCGGCCTTTACGCAAACATGAATGCCCGCAAAGCAGCAGGTAAGAGTCGCCCCAAAAGCAAAAGCACTATTTCTAAAGCTGCTTATGCTAATATGAAAGCAGGTTTCCCTAAAAAGAAGAAGTAAATTTACTCCTATCGAGTCAATGCTACTCAAGGGTCCTTCTGATTACCTTTTTAATTTAAGGGCTATGTCTTCCTCAGAAGCTAAACGACTTTGGCGATCTGCAATTAAAGAACATTGGAATAATCAATGTGTTTATTGTGGATCAAATCATGATCTAACGTTGGATCACGTCATTCCAAAAGCCCGTGGAGGTCATAATATCACATCTAATGTGGTACCTGCTTGTCGCAAGTGTAACCAGAGCAAAGGTTCTAGTCACTGGCTCAGCTGGTGGATAGGACAGGAACACTTTGACCATTCTAATTTTTCAAAAGTCCTTACTTGGACAACCGGTTAACGTTAACATTTACAACCCTACAACGATGTCTACTACTGCTGACTCGACTACTTACGGTTCCATCTCTAACGATCCTGGCCGTCGTTCCGAAAACCAACAGACCAATAAGGTTCACACCACGGCTAACGTGTCAGGTGGCACTACTACGACCACTACTATTGCTGCTTCTTATGGTGCTGCTGCCACTGACGTTGCGGTTAACGCAACTGTTGATGCTGCTGAAACCGCCATCTTCACCGTGCGTCGTGCTCGCACTACCCCGTCTACCCTTCCTACCGCAAAGGTAACGGGAACTGCTACCCGTAAGGAAACCGGTGCTGTTGCTACCTTTGGCACCCGCGTTAACGGCTCTGGTTATACCTCTGGCACCTATACCAATGTTGCCCTTAGTGGTGGTTCTGGTTATGGCGCTACCGCTAACATCACCGTGACTTCTGGTGCTGTTACTGCTGCTACCCTTGTTAGGGGTGGGCAATGGTACACCACTAGCGACACCCTGTCCTGCCAACTGATTGGTGCGGGCACCTTGTTTGCTCTGCCTGTTGCTACTATTACTCAGGGTTGATTGTCATGGCTCCTAAAAAGAAACCCCCTGTTACAAGTTCGCGTACCCGTCAAGAGCGCGTTAAAGATCGGGGCAAAGCCCCTGCTAGTACCCCTAAGCCTCGGACAACAGCCGCAGGTAATCGTGGCGCACAAGCTGGCCCCCTCAAGCCTGGAACCCGTACCTCGGGTACTCCAATGGTGAATAGCAACAGTCCTGCTATGCGTCAAATTCAAGCTAAAGCTACTGAATTACGCAACCAAGTAAATCGTGGTGTACGGGCAGTTCGTCAACCTGCTACGGTTCTTCCTAACTCGGTTCGTGCCGGTAGGAACCTGATCCGTGAAGGCGCTAATCGTATGCGTAATCTGGCCGATTCTGGTCAGGTACGGGCTGCCGCCCAGCGTGGTCAACAGGCCGTAGAAGCTGCTATGCGTAACCGTGCTCGCCTTGCTGCTGGGGTAGGTAAAGGTGCTAAAGAAGCTGCTGCTTTGAAAGGAGGACTTTCAGCACTTCGGGGTGGAGCTGGTGCGGCTGGCGGCACTGATCTGCTCATTAAAGGCAGTCAAATGCTTCGCGGTGCGATGGAACGAGCTGGATTTAAACCACCTGCTGGTAGCAGATCTCAGGCTGAAATTGCACAACGGCGTAATGCTCCGGCAAAGCCCGCTACCCCCAAGGGTCCTACAGCTGCTCAACGGAAATCTATGGATTCCCAAGAACGCAAGGCCCGTCAAACCCTAGCTGCTCGCAAGAAAAGCACAGGTTCAGCCCAAGGCACTGCAAACACCGCAGCCTCCTTTGATGATGCGTTCAAGGATGCTCGTCGTGCCAAGGTTGGTTCCTTTACCTGGCGTGGTAAAAAGTACACCACTGAGATGAAATAGTCTAATGGCCCCCAAAAAGAACCCAAGTCTATCTCTTGGACGTGGTGAGAAATCACCAAAGGGGGGCCTTACCGCCAAAGGCAGGGCTAAATACAACAAGGCAACGGGGTCTAACCTAAAGGCCCCTCAGCCCGAAGGTGGTCCCCGTAAGAAGTCCTTCTGTGCTCGCATGGGCGGTAACCCTGGCCCAATGAAAACCCCAAGTGGTAAGCCTACTCGGAAGGCACTAGCTCTTAAACGTTGGAAGTGTAGTTGATCACCAGAGGGGCCTTTATAGGCCCTTTTTTTATCTTTAAATATATGAAGTCTACCTCATCTTTTGGCGCATACGGCGAATTATTTGCTTGTAATTATTTTATTAATTTAGGACTGAAAGTATTTCGAAATGTAAGTCCATCCGGCCCAGTAGATATTGTAGTCCTTAATACAGAAACAGGCAAATCAATATTGGTTGATGTAAAAGCCACCAGATCAGCATATGTCAAAGTCGATGGAACCCAAACTTTTCCTATGGGACCCAAACTTCGGGAAGATGGCGTGTGGCAGATTCTTTATGTCCACGGAGAGGCAGTTGTACGCCTTCCTGCCGGGCTTTGGGAAGCTTTAGGTATGGAGACAGCCGAATGACCGCAAAACACGACACAGGCGATCCTCGAAGGGCTGAGTCAAAAGACTTTGAACAACGCCTGAAGGACGACTTTAAACTTTTTCTACGTCTTTGTTGGAAATCTCTTCAACTTCCACCTCCAACACGAGCCCAATTGGCTATGGCCCGCTACCTACAACACGGAGGTAAACGCATACAACTACAATGTTTCCGTGGACTAGGAAAAAGCTGGGTTACAGCTGCGTTTGTGTTGTGGGCACTTTTTTGTGACAAAGATAAAAAAATTATGGTTGTGTCAGCCAGTAAACAACGTGCTGATGACTTTTCCATTTTTTGTCAACGGTGTATTCTTGAGTTTGAATGGTTAGCCCACATGCGTCCCTCTGACGACGATCAGCGTTGGAGTCGCATTTCATTTGACATAGCTGGATGCAAACCTGCCCAATCGCCCTCCGTTAAAAGCGTCGGCGTGTCCGGTCAGTTAACTGGTAGCCGTGCTGATCTTTTAATTGCTGACGACATCGAAACTCCTAATAATAGTGCAACAGATATGATGAGGGAAAAACTACTTCAACTTGTCACCGAGTTTGAATCAGTTCTTACACCCAAAAAAGATAGTCGTATTGTCTTTTTGGGAACACCTCAATCAAATTTTAGTATTTATCGGCAGCTTCGGGAACGGGGTTACATTCCAATGGTGTGGCCTGCTCGGTACCCAAAAAATCTTATTGGGTATGAAGATGTTCTTGCTGAAGAATTAACTGCGGATATTGAAAAAGAAGGACTCGATAAGTTAGCTTGGAAACCAACCGACACAAGGTTTTCCGAAATTAACTTGCTTGAACGGGAACAGTCAATGTCTCGTTCAAATTTTTCCCTTCAGTTTCAACTTGACACGTCCCTTAGCGATGCCCTTAAGTTCCCCCTCAAACTCAGCGACTTTTCAGTACTGCCGCTTGATCGGGAAAAGGGTCCTAGTGACTTGGTGTGGGGCTCCGATAAAGAGACTTTGCTGGACATGCCTGCTGTCGCTCTCCCTGGCGATAGATGGCACCGGCCTAAGGCTGTTTCGGAATTTGTCCATTACGGGCAAACCATTGTGGCCGTTGATCCGTCCGGACGAGGAAAAGACGAAACTGTGGCCGTAGTTCTGTCACAGATCAATGGACTTATCTTTATCAGGGACATGATGGCTACCCAAGATGGGTACTCCGATAAGACCCTTTGTGGGATTCTTCGTATGGCGGGAAGGTACGGGGCGTCTATGTGTCTCATTGAGTCTAACTTTGGAGACGGGGCTGTGATGGAGCTGATGAAGAAACACGCCCAAGAAATGAAGGTTGGTATGGCCTTTGAGGAAGTACGCGCTACTACCCGTAAGGAAGACCGCATCATCGACACCTTGGAGCCCGTCCTGAACCAGCATCGCCTTGTCATTGACCAACGCCTCATTGATTGGGACTACCGCTCAAACCCAGAGATGGCCCCCGAAGAGAGGTTACCAAGAATGCTCATGTACCAGCTGACACGGATGTGCCGTGAGAAGGGGGCCGTCAAGCACGATGACCGGGTGGACGCACTGGCCCTTGGCGTGAAATACTTTCAAGACGTCTTAGCCATCTCCGCTAAGGAACAGGAGATAGGCAGAACCCGACAACAGTGGTCCAACATGGTTGAGGGGTTCCTCTCTGCCCCCACCCTAGCAACCGATTTGCTCGTGGCGGGAAGCACCTTTGACGAGCCCATAACCCAGGAAGAGGGCGCCATCTTTACTTGGATCTAAATTCCTTGAAACCCCTTGCCACAACAGAGCCCGAGAGAAGGTGCCTATTATTACCCAGGGAGGTGGTGCTTCTTGGGGGTGGAAACAGCGACAAAGGGGGGAAAGAGGGGGGTTTCTTTTCTCTTTCCTTCTGTGGCTATTTCCAGGATTAACCATTCCCGTCGAAACTATTAACCCAGAAGGGACGGGTATGGGTATGGAAAGACAAAGGAGGAAGGATGACAAATTTTAACCTCCTTTATTATTACTATGTTAGTAGCGAAGCGCCCGTACATTTCCAGCCTAAGAAAAAAAGAAAAAAGAAACGACAAATAAAGATTCCTATTACCGTATATAACGCGGAGCGTAGCGGAGCTTATATTGTTAATTATCTTCATTAATATTAATAATAACAGTAATTATTCTTTTTATTGTTCTTAAAGGTAGAATGTATCACGATAGGTTAGATCAGAGTACTGACCGACCTATTACGATACAGCCATAAGAGAAAAAATGTTAAGTATTACTAGACAGTAAGACAAGTATTAGGTTCTGTTGGATAAATACCAACCAACCTTTTTTTTTAATAACATTATTAATATTATGTGGAAACCAATTCCAACTTATTCAAACTATGAAATTTCTGATCTTGGAGAAGTTCGACGTATTGGCTCTATTAAACTGCGAAAGCAGGAAACACTTAAAGGTGATCATCCCTATCAATTTATAACTTTGTCTGCTGCTGGAAAACAAAAGAAATTTTCAGTTCATCGTCTGGTGCTTCAAGCGTTTGTTGGTCCGTGCCCCGACGGTTGTGAATGTATGCACCTTGATGATAACCCTAAAAATAACAAACTAGAAAATTTAAAGTGGGGAACAGTCAAGGAAAACCGCAGTACCATCAAACGCAAAGGAGAACATGGTAGTAACTCTAAACTAACAACTGAACAGGTACTTATAATTAGAGAATTAGTGTCGTACGGAAATAAACAAACTCTTCTTGCCAAAGATTTTAATGTTACGCAGGCGGCCATTAGCAATATGGTCACACGTCGCACCTGGCCCCACATTTAATTTTTCTTTTACCCTCCCTTTTTTTTCCTCATGCCTCCCTTTGAATCACCGTTCGCTAACGTGACCAAGCTTATCTGGATCACACCAGAAGCTGAACAACAGATTGAATACTGTGCAAGAGTCAGTAACCCAAAGGGTCAAGATAAGATAGACACAACCGGAAAGTTGCTTCGCTATCTTGTAAAGCATAAACATTGGTCTCCCTTTGAGATGGCCTCAGCGTGTGTCGAAATAACAACCACGAGAGACATCAGTGCACAGATACTCCGACACAGAAGCTTTTCCTTTCAGGAGTTCTCTCAGCGGTATGCGGAAGTTTCAGCAGTTCCCGTTGTCCCTGAACTACGGAGACAAGATCATACAAATAGACAAAACTCTATTGATGATCTGGACTACTTGAGACAAGATCTCTACTCTTCAAAGATTCAACACCTCTTTGATGAGTCGTATCGTCTTTATAACGAGTTGCTTGAAGAAGGTATCGCTAAGGAGTGTGCTCGAAAGATCCTTCCCATTAACAGCCCTACCCGGCTTTATATGTCGGGAACCATTAGGTCGTGGATTCATTACCTTTCCGTAAGGCGAGAGGCGGGTACTCAGTTAGAGCATAGGCTTATTGCTAATGAGATCTATCAAACCCTCAACAAAGAGATGCCTAACCTATGGAAAGTCCTTTGACGGAACAGAAACTACTCCTGAATGAGTTCAAGGCTCTTTATCGGGTACTAAGGAGAGGGATGCCGCCCTGGGCTTCCTTTTTGGTGTTTGGGTTCTTGGTGTGGGTTGAAGAACGCTTCATCCAACAGCGGGTGACTGCGACTGTTAATGAAGCGATTGAGGAGTATGAAACACTTCACTCGCCCCCAAAGGTGGTCATCCCTCCGCCCGTGTATTCGGAAACTGGAACGGACTTCTTTGATGAGATGAGGCTGACTGCACCCTGGGTGGACCGGGAAGGGCCCTCTAAGCCGTCTTAGGTGTATGGACAGCCTTTGCCTGGTAGAGGGGCCTTGCTGGGCTTCCTGGTGGGCCTTGATAAAAAATGAAACAATCTGATAAAAAATAAAGTAATTTGGTGGGGGCCTGATAAAAAATGAAATAAATTTACAAACCCCTTACGCCTGTGCGTGGCCGGCTGCTGACCCCCATGGCCCCCCTCCTGCCCGAAAACCAAGGCCACCCCCACCCCATCTATGTCCAAACCGTGTCCAGCCTGGTGTGGACCGGGCCAAACCCCTTGCCCTGACGGGGTTGCGTCACTGCTGAATAGACAGGTACGCAAGGATCTGGACACCAATAGCAGTACAAATGCACCATGTGCTACATATAACGCGGGCACACATGCGCTTATGCGCGTACACGCATTCTTTATATATAAAATCTGTGCCCCATCAGGTTTACTTATCATTGACATAAGCAACACTTATCAATAACCCCTTGACATCGGCAGGGGGGAGGGGTGATGATTACCTCAGTTGAAACAAACAACCAATGACT